AAGAAATTCAAGAAATTCGTTGATGGTATTGTAAAAAGTATCAAAGACGGTTTCTCTAATGCTGGTAAATGGCTCGGTAAGACATGGGATGGTATGAAGAAGACTTGGACGGGTGCGATGGACTCAATGACCAAGAGCACCAAGAAAGGTTTTGAGAAGACCAAAACGTACTTCACTGGTGGTGAAAAAGGCATCAAAGCCTTCACTAACACTGCTAAGAAGTTACTTGTAATCTCTAATCCAGTAGTCGCTGGTTTCGAGTTGATGTACAAGCATAACAAGCCATTCAAGAAGTTTGTTGATAGCACCGTGGACCATGTCAAAGATATGGCTAAAGGCGTTGCAAAACACATGAGTAATCTTAAGAAAGATTGGTCTGACAAGTGGGACAACGTTAAGAAATTCGCATCAAAAACATGGGACGGTATTAAGGGCAATGCTACAGAAGCCATGACTGCCCTTGGTAAAGATATCGACAAACACCACAAAGGTATCAATAAGAACTGGTTCGATGGCTGGGAGAACTCTAAAAAATTCCTATCTAAAAAATGGGATGAAATTGGAGCGTTAACGCAAGAGAAATTCGGTGTTAACATTACCAAACTAATCACCGACGCTTTAACCAATATCGCTAAATTCTTCAAAGATACGTGGGACAACGTCAAAAAAGGTTTTGGCGAAATGTGGGACGGCATGAAAAAGCTTGCCGGTGATGGTATCAACGCTGTCATCGCACTGCCTAACGCTGGTATTGACGGTATTAACAAACTGATTTCTGATTTTGGTGGTAGTAAAGAAGCTATCTCTAAAATCCCTAAAGTTAAGTTTGCCGGTGGTACTGGTATGTTTAACTCATACCGAAACCCAATCACCAAACCTACGTTAGCTACGCTTAATGACGGCTACGACAGTCCAGAAACCAACAACCAAGAAATGGTGATTCTGCCTAACGGTAAGTCATTCTTGCCACAAGGACGAAACGTTGAGTACCTCTTGCCTGCCGGCTCGGAAGTTATCAATGCCAGTGAATTGGCAATGCTCATGGGTGTTGAACGTGGAGCCTTTGCAAAGGGTACTGGTTTCTGGTCTAAAATCTGGGACACCGCTACTAATGTTGCTGGCTCAGTATGGGATACCATGAAGAACGGTGTCGACAAATTCATGAAAATGATTGAGTTTGTCGGAGATGTCGTTAAAGACCCAGTTGGATCATTGGCTAAGAAATTCAGCCCTAATGCTGATAAATTGGCTGGTATGTTTAATCCGCTTGGTAACGCACTGTATAAGAAACCAGTCGAAGAAGCTAAGAACTGGTGGAAAGAACTTTGGTCTATGGCCAGTGCCTCAATGGATGAAGGCACTGTCGCTATGGGTGCTAAAGGTGACGACTACCGATTCAAAGACAAGGCTAAAGACGCTGGTGCTGACCCTTGGGGTTACTTCTATCGTGAGTGTGTATCCTTCGTTGCCAGCCGTTTGGCAAACCTTGGTGTTAAGCCTAGCTTGTTTAGTCACCTCGGTAATGGTAACCAGTGGATTTCTGCTAGTGTGCCACACTTAAGCAGACCTAAACCGGGTACGGTAGCGGTTTACACTGGTGGTCCAGTATCAAGCAACCACGTTGACTTTGTAACGGCAGTACATGGGGACACTTACGACGGTGAAGAGTATAACTACGGTGGTAATGGTCAGTATCACCAATACGCTGGCCGTCATATTGCTAACGCTGCTACCTTCCTTGACTTTGGGGTGCGTGATAGTGGTGGCGGTGGTGAAGATAATAGCAAACCGCTTAAGGATCGTAACAATCCATTACAAGCGTTGATTAAACGACAAGTTGGTGGCATGTTTGACTGGATTAAGAAAACCCTTGGACCATTGCTCAGTCCAGCGGGTGGCGGTGAAGATAACCCACAAGGGACTGGAGTTTCTCGTTGGCGTGAATCAGTAGAAAAAGCACTGAAAGCCAATGGATTACCTACCACTCAAGAATACGTCGGGGCTTGGTTGCGACAAATTCAAAGTGAGTCTGGCGGTAACCCTAATGCCGTCCAAGGTGGATATGTCGATATCAATACCTTGACTGGAGACCTTGCCAAAGGTTTGGTACAAACAACATCCAGTACATTTAATTCATTCAAACATAAAGGCCATGGAAACATCTTCAACGGCTATGATAACCTTTTGGCTGGTATCGCTTATGCGAAATCTCGTTATGGTGGTAATATGCTTGCGGTTATCGGACACGGGCATGGCTATGCTAACGGTGGTCTAGTCCGCAAGAACGGTGTTTATGAATTAGCTGAAGGCGATATGCCAGAATATGTTATTCCAACGGATATCGCTAAACGTGGCAGAGCGTGGCAACTACTTACTGAAGCAGTAGCACGTTTCGCTGGTGATGCCCCACAAGGCAACCACGATAGCACTTCAGACCGTGAGCGTGTTTCTGTACTAGAAAGCAAGCTAGATGTCATGATTGACCTACTCGGTCAATTGGTAACTAATGGCTCTAACCCAATCGAAGTTAGAAACATCATCGATGGTAGAAGTGTGTCAAACGGGTTAGCACCGTTTATGACAAAAGCAACAAACGATTATGAACGCAGACAGGCGTTGTTAGGAGGTAGCATTATTTGATAGGAATGTCAGTAATTTTTGACGGTAAAAACTTAACCGAATTATTCAATGAAGGTCAAGGGCGTACCGTTCCAGTAGATGTCACAAAAAACGTGGCATCGAATTTCAACAACAACTATCAAGACCAAGGACGTAGACGCTACGGCCAGCAATTCCTATACAGCACCTTGTCAGTCAAACAGATTCAAGTATCGTTTACCTTGGTCGGAAACTACGACTACTTTAATAGCATTGCTGAAACGCTAGGCGGATATCTGAACGTAGATAAGCCTAAACCGTTGATTTTCGGCGATGAGCCTAACAAGGTTTGGGAAGCTATCCCGTCTGGTCAAGCGTCGCTAGCAGTCGATAAGAACACCGCACCGATTACCGCAACAGTAACGGTTACATTTGATGTCCCTAAAAGCTACGGTGAAAACAAGGCACAAGCTCTAGTAAGTAGCGATGGTGAAACCAAGTATGGGAGCATTAAGAAAGTCTCTACTGGTCACTACAAGGCTACATTGAAAAACTTTGGTACGGCTGAAACCTATCCAGATATTAAGCTGAAATTCAATTCAGATAATGGCTGGGTTGGGATTGTGAAGTCTTCCAGCGAAAGCTACGAGATTGGCAATCCTAACGAAGCTGATACACGTACAGTTAAGCAATCTGAAATTCTGTTCGACTATGTTTCAAATAACTGGATTACCAACGGCTTTGCAGTTGGTGTTAAAAATCAAGGGCGTTTCAACGACAACTTGCAAAGTTTGAATGGAACGCTTGCGATTGATAACGCATGGGGTAGGCCACACATCGCCTTGACTAACCGAGGTAGTGGCTCAACTTCCTTGCGTGGTAGCTCGATTACATGGGAGATTCCAGCGGATAGCAATCGAGAGAAAGGCTCGCTATATGAGTATATGTGGTGGAGACAGATTTTTTGGTTAGGTGCATCTAACGAGTGCGGATACATCAAAATATCTGTAACGGATGCAAACGGTGTGTTCCTCTACGGCGTGGAAACCCTTAAGCATGTCAATGGTCTAGGGTGTGAGTATCGTTTCCTTGCCAGCGATGGTAACGGAAGTTATCGAACACTAGACAGAAAGTCATTTTGGGGCACGCATGTCATGACACAAAACCCGTTTAACGAGCCACAAGGCTGGGCGGATATGCAACGCTTTGATGATGAAATACAGTTTTATTATCAAGGCGGGTATCCTAAGTTTAAAATCCCAGAGATCAAAGGGAAGAAGTCAGCTAAAATCAACATTGGTTTCTTTGGTATCGGCGATGCACCGCTTGTAACTCACATGTATCTGGATAGCTTCGTTTATCGAAAAGACTACGTCAACAAAGAAGAAGATATTCCTAATCGTTTCCGTAAGGGTTCTATCCTTGAAATCGACATGGCTAAAGGAAAAACCTTGGTTGATAACTTGCCAGCGTCTAACGAGCTAACATACTTATCTGAGCCATTCAGCATTG